GTTTCCCAGTCACGATCTGAGGCGTCCAGTGGACGATTTTCGTACAACCGATGCAACTTTTTGCTTCGGTCGACTTACCTCCCCTCCATCGTTAAATTTATGGGGAAACTCTTTTCGTATACGTTTATCTATCTCAGTATAATATTCATCGTCTCTTGCGTCAATACCCTCTTTCATTAACTGAGTATGAATATCATAAGCTGTATAAGTCATAGCATTGTCATTGCCAAACCATTCATTTTTCTCGGCCCACGCAACAGCTTTTGGATCAGCTTGTTGTTGAGACTGTTGAGTCTGAGGTTGTTTATCAATAGCTTGATTAATATCCTCTACGGGTGCTTTTTCAATTTCAGCTTTCCTTTGAAGAGCTTTAGCTTTTGATACTTTTAACCTTTCATCTTCTATAGTTAAACGAGCAATTTCTTGTTGAGCAGCAACTTGTTTTTCAACGTCTTTAGCATGCACAGCAGCTTCCATTGCTCTTTTTGCAAATTCTTTTTGATTAGCAAGAGCTTTTTCTCTTTCCACTAACATTGAATCATTTTGTACAATGTTAGAAGATCTAATTTTATCGTTTTCGTCTTTTACTTGTTTTGCATAATCTACAGCAGCTTGTTCACGTCTTTCAGCTTCACGCATTTTACGTGTAAGTTTATCAATACGTTTTTTTACGCCTGCACTATACTCTTCAAGTTCTTCTTCTTTTGTTTCAGTTACCTCAACTTGTGGTTTTTCTTCTACTACTTGAGTAACTTCTTTTTCTTCTTTAACTTCAACAACTGGAGCTTCTCCTTCTGTTGTTGCTACTACATCATCTTTTTTATCTTCTTTTAATGTTACATCTACAGCATTACCCGACGTATCAATAGGTACGAGTTTTTCTGAAGATGGTGTTATTGCTTCTGGCATGGTACCTCCATGTTATAAAATGTTAGCTGGCAAAATATCTCTCGGGTCATCGATAACAGCCAGTATTTCGTCATCGTTAACTATTCTAAGTTCACCACCGTCTATCTTAATACGAGATCCTGCATATCTAGTAATAAGAACCCAATTACCTTCTTTACACCAAGGTCCATCAGGAAATCTTTCTTTATCTTTATAACAACTCGGTCCCATTCTTAAAACTTTACAAACATTTGTAGCAATTTGAGATTGTTCTACTGTGTCGTCAGTAAGATGTAATCCTCCTGAAGTTTTGCTTTCTAGTTTTAGAGGATATAATACCATTCTAAACCCAGTAGGTTGCGGTACTTTTTCTAATTCTTTTTTTGCTTTTTCAGGGGTTTTAGTATCCCATACGTGTTTTGGGACAATTAGTTTAGGTTTATTCATCTTCTAGCTCCGTTTTCTTTAGCAGGTCCGTGAGTTCCTGTACTTCTTGTTCTAAGGCATGTAACTTACCTGTTAAATACCTATATTCCTCCCAATCTTTTACACCTTGTAATATAGCTTGTTTTACTTGGTCTTGTCTAGAGATTAATTGTTTTTTGTAATATGTAAAAAAATTCTCTAAGCGCATTGAGCCATAATTTTTGACAAACTTTCGCAACTATTGGTTGTCTGTGCATGCCAACGGGAATCCAACATTTCCATACTTGCCTTTTGATAATCGCGTGCTTCAAGGGCAGAAAGCATATTTTTAAAATTTCTGACCCCCTGAGTTCCAAGCTGAAAAACCATTTCCGTTACTATATTTTTAGCTTCAATATGTAATTCTTGAATATGACCAACTAATTGATCAGCGCCCATTTCTGCTTTTGCAAAATCTTTATCAAATAATTTTAATAATTCATTTTTGCTATATTGTTTTCCATTTTCAAATTCATCTTCATCAGTAATGAGGTGCCCGAACCCTATCGTAGCCTTACCTAGCGAGTCAAGGTAGGGGGTATCACGAAATCCTTCGTGGTCACGTATTCTTTTTTTTAAAACTTCAGACATTCTTTCTCCTTATATAAATATTTTAGTTTTCTGTCTTTTACTCGGGAGCATTCTACTAAATCCTCTCGGATAAACCTCTATATACCCTCCTGAATCCTTTTTTACAATCTTATTTCCATGTTCTGAAGCCCATTTTTTTGCCATTTCTGGCTTATTAGCATAAAGATATGCTCGTTGTTTTTTAGATCTAAATGGCACTTTTTATTTAAAACCTTTAAGAGTTTTTGCTAATCTTGCTCTTTGTCCCAGTTTACCTTTTTTCTTCGCTGCGGTATTAAGTTTTTTTGCAGGAATATCTTTTCCTTTTTTTACACCTAAAGATTTACGAAGTGCACCTGGTTTCTTAATTGCTTTTTGAATCCATTTACCATCTTTAGCTTTAATAACAGATCCTTCTCTAGAACCTTTTGCTTTTGGTCCACCAATAGTAGATCCTTCTCTTGATCCTGGTGCTTGGGCTCCTTTAATAACAGAAGTTTGAGCAGAACTTTTTACCATTCCACCTTTTCTTCTTGTTTCAGGAACTTTAGTTCCAACGTTTCTTTTTATTTGCATAGTACCACCTGTTAAAGTTTTACCTTTTAAGCCTTGACCAGTTGGATCACCAATAGGTTTTCTTGCAATATTTCTTCCTAAGTTTGCCGCATTAGCTATACGTTGCCTAACGCCCATTCCTGGTCCTTTAGGTATTGCCATTACTTCGCTATTCCAAACCCACGTTTAGCAATTCCACCACCTCTACGTCTAATTACACCGCCAGAAGCTCTATTTGTAAGATCAGGTCCATCTTTTTTTCTTTTTACCCTAGGGACAGCTCCAGGTTTAGCATCTCCTAAAGCTTTTCTTCTTTTTCTAAAACGACTCATATTACTGTTAAATTTATTTCTTAACGTTTTTTTATCGTCAGGGTCCATGTTATCAAAAAATCTTTGAGCACTAGCAATCATTCCTGCTATTCCTGCTTCGCCCAAATTTCCTTTTTTTAATTTTTCTCTAAGATCGTCAAGTCTATCTATTAATTCCTTTTTATCACTCATTTTGCAATCCCCATTCCACGTTTAGCTATTCCGCCACCACGTCTTTTAATCGGTTTACGTTTTGTAGCGCCTCCTTTTTTCATTCTATTAGGATTATAACCAACGATGCTTTCAACAGTTGGATCTTTAGAATAACCCATTGGATTCATTCCTCCGCCCATGCTACCACCACGGTTTTTTTTCAATTCTCCTACAATTCTTTTTTTCTCTGCTTTTAAATTTTTCTTACCTTTTTTAGTGTAAGCTTTTTCTGAATCTACTCGACCAAGCTCTTCAAGTCTATTCATTCTTTTAGTATTAGCCATGGCTATCTCCTATTTAGTTAATCCCTTGGCTTTTTCGAAACTTCTCATGCCCGCGACTCCGAGCATTGAAGTGACAATTGCTAGTAAGGGCCCAGTCTGAATTTCAGGAGCTGAAATAGCCATACCAGAAAATTTTGCGTACCATTCTATGCAAGGGGATAAAATGAACTCAAACATTAAAGCAAAGGCTCCGACCCATCCTATAGCAGGGCGCCAACCGCTCACGAATACGGAGCGGTGACCTGCCTCTTTTGCATTGACATCCAACTGTTTCTCAGCGAGTTTTTGTTGAATGCGTTGCATTAAAATCTTTTTATCTAATTTCTCTTCTTCTGAGGTATGAAGTTCATCGATTACATTAGTAATTTGTTTTAAGGCTCCGCCTTTACCTCCTAGTAATCCACCGATGAGATTTAACATTATGCAGCTCCACCTGTCATGCTAGAAATAACGATTACAACAACGACAGCTACAATACCCCCCATGATCCAATCCTTCATTTTCCAATCCGACCACTCTTTAACGTGTGCCCATAAATCTTTTAATAGGTTCATATGACCTCCTTTTTAAAGCGATTAACTTACATCATGTTCGCAGTTTTTGCAATCACATGATTGACAAGAACCACCATCGCTGCAATGACAGCCATGGTTACAATTTTTACACTCTCCCATAATCTCTTCTTTTTTTAATGTCCATCCATACCTTTCGCTGTAATAAGCGTTAAAAGTAGGGATGTTGTCCACTAAAAAACGCCTTTAAAAGGAACCTTTTTAATTTGCATTTTACTGCGTTGACCTTTTGGTCCACTACCTAAATTATCTACTTTTGAAGGACCTTGAACTCTTAAAGCTGCTGTTGAAGGAGCATAAGCTTTATTTACAGTAGGACCTGCATAAGGATTTAAATCACTAGAGACAGTCATTTTTGCATTTGGATATAATTTCCCATTATAATATTTTACCATTTTTTACCTCAATGTATTGTTGGTTTTATTAACTCAATAAAATCAAACGTGTTTTGCTCCATGATATGCTTTGCATCATCAGGATTCATATGATTAAAATATAAAACTCGAGCTGCACTCATGAAAGCACCTGCTAAGAGTATATTATCTTCATCACATTTGGAAGTTTTTTCTGCCATAACCATTAATTCTTCAAACCATTTATGTAATTTTTCTTCAGCTTGACTCATAGTTTCTACATTAGACTTAGAAGACACTTTTACAAGCCCTAGATTAGTTATCAAAACGAATATTTTTGTTTACATCCACAGTTCTTGGACGTTTTTTGCTTTTTTCTATTTCTTTTTGTTTTGTTAAATTAACATTAGCTCTTAATTGAGCAATATCTTCTTGAGAATCAATACGATCTTGAGCAATTTGTGCATCTTGACGTAATTTTTGTTCATCAATACCTATTTTAGCTTCATCTACCATTGATTTTCTTTGTAAATCTTGTGCTCTAAGGTTAATTTCTTGTTGTTTTAATCCAACAAGAGGATCTTCACTCATTTGTTGTAGCATTTCTGCTTCTTCAGCTACCATTTCATCGGTCATTTCAGCAATTTTTTCTGAAACTTGACTTTCTATCTCTTCTTGCATCTGTAATTGTAATTCTTCTGGCACTTGACCACCAAATTTAGCTGCAACTTGTTCTATTTGTGCTTTTGACTCTTCTTCTACTTCTTCTCTTGCTTGAATGCTTACATGATCCATAATATGACCTTGTAATATTGCCATTACTTGAGGATTATTTTTAACTAACATAGATGACATAAATGCTCGGTGTGCATCAACGTGAGCCATTTGATTTTGTCCTCTAAAAGCCGTTAAACCTTGTCCTTTTAATGAAGATGCATTCTCTAATCCTGGATCTTGTGGTTGTGGTTCAGGAGGAACAGGTAAAATCATATCAATATCTTTAACACCAAGTGCTTGATACATTCTTCTGTAAGCTTCATACATATTATGAGATCCTGGATCAGCTTGTGCTAATTGTAATTGAGTCTGTGCCAACGTAACACGTTGAGACATAGAAAATATATTTGGATCGGATATAGGAATAACATCTATATCATCACTAAAGTCTTCAACTTTTAAACTTGGAACAGCATCAGATCCTACTTCATAAGGATACCTAGAAGGTAATGCTTCAGCAAATATTTTTGCTAATAACTTAAATTCTATTTTTTGTGCATAATGTAAACGTTTATGAATAGCAGACATGACTCTTGCGCCGCGTTCCATTAATGCCATTGTGGTTCCAACAGGAGCACCAGCTTGAGCTGCGTCCCCTACTTTTTGATCAGCAATAGCAGCAAATCGTGAACCTGCTTCTACGCAAAAACCTAATAATTGAAATAATGTTTGAGATGGTTCTTTATAAGGTAAAGGTAATAAACCGTCTCGTAAACTACCACCAGGTGCATCTACATCTCTAAATTCTCCTGGTTGGAGTGGGTTGTCATCGTCTTTAACTCGCAACCCTCTAGCTTTAAAACCTGCAGGGAGATTGGACAACGTACCTGCATCGAGAAGTTGTCTAAGAGCTGATGTTGCTGTTCTTGAGAGACCCCCGAGCATGTGGATAAGACCAAAGCCGTAAAAACTAAACCCAGGTA